TAGTCGCTATTAAGCGTCAGTACCTTTGAATAATACGAAGTTGTTAGCTCCTTGTACAACTAAACATCTTTCTGATAAGAAGTGCATTTCCATCGCATCTAAATCAGAAGTAGTAGCACCAACCGAACCAGTAGTCCAAGTTTTGTACTTTCTGCTTTCCATATTAGAAGCTCTGTATCTTACGTGTAAGAAAGGTCTTTTTAGGTTTTTACCTAAAGACTGGTCATACACAGAAGAAACACCAGCAGGAATTAAACAACCATGAATAGCAGTAGCTGCAGTCTGGTTAATAAATCCTCTTGTACCAGCATCATTCAGATATTTAAAGTCAGACTTATAGAAGTCATAAGAACCTCTTCTAAATCCAGAGAATCCTAAGTTAAGTGCCATATCCTCAGAGTTGTTAAATACTCCAAAAGAAGTACCACCAGTTCCGTAAGAATTTTGAGCAGCTAACATATCATCAATCTGTAAAGAAGCACCTCTGTCAACGAACATCATGTTCTCTTCAATAGCACCATTCGCGTCAAGCTCAGCGATAATGTCATCAAATTCAGCTAAAGCGGTAGTACCAGAAGTAGTTCCATCAAAGAAATCTGATATATTACCTCTTGTAGATAAAGCTTCCCAAAGACCTTCAGTACCTTTAATCTCACCACCACCAAGAGCAGCAGGAGCAGTTAAACCTGGAGAGGTTACTGATTCCATCATTGCCATTTCTAAGTAGTCAGAAAAACGTGCTTTAGTATCACCAGAAGCTTTTAAGTACCACATGTAACCTGATTGACCTTCTTCACCAGAAATTTCAACCCAACCAATTTGAGCAGCATCAGATCCAGAGATCTCATACTTGTCTTTCAATATAATTGGCTTGTTAGATCTAGAAAGATGTGAAGGCTTGTTAGCACCGTCTCTTCCAATAGTACCTTTAGAATACTCAGAACCATAAACTAGTATGTCTACATCAGCAGCACTAGGCATATTTTGGTCATCGTAACGTAAGATAGTAAGAGCGCCAGCGGAACTTCTCGCAGTTACAAAACATGGAACAGTTATAGTACCGTTAGTCATTAGTATCATATCACCAGCTCTTACACCGTGATCACCAGCAGCTACAGTTTTACCATCAGCGTCTTGTGTACCAGCGTCCCAAGTTAAAGTACCTACTTTACTTGCAACAGTTAGAGCTACAGCTTTGTATGCTAGGTGTAATCTACCTTGCTCAGACCAAATTACTTGGTCAGCAGACATAGATTCTTCAGCTCCTACTTGTGATAAGAAACCTGAGATAGTTCTATTTCCAAAAACCTCAGCTTCTTTCTCCATAAGATCTGGCAAGTATTGTTGTGCCCAGTTAACGTCTGGAGCAGACGAGCTTTGCGTAGTAAAATCAATATAGTTACTAGCAAGCGTTTGTTTTACAGCAGCAGGAGTATATCCAGCAGCTGGAACAGTTTGTAAAATTGCCATTTTAAAAATGTTTTAAATTAATATTTAGTTTCGTTTTTTAATTCTTAGCTTCATATCGCTTGAATCGTCACCTAAAACTTTAAACTTAATACCTCCTTCACCTTCATAAACTTTATGAGATTGTCTAGACGTGTTAACGTTCTTGGATTCGGAAACCGATTGCTTTATAGCATCCGATTTACCTTGTTCATAGAAATGTTTAGCTAGTGCATCAGGGTTCATAGCAGCAAACAATCCTTTGTGATAACCAGCAGCGTTGTCCATCATACCATCGTTTAGGAACTTCCCAACGAAATTATTAATGTCTATCTGCGTGTTTTTCACACTATCAGTGTCTTGAACATTGTAAGTCATCTTTTTATCACCAACGTTGAACTCAAAACCTTTAAAGTTTTTATCAAATACCTTATTGGTTTTGTCAACAAAGGTTGATTGTTGTTGCTTTACAATCTCCATGTTTTGCTCTTCTTCCTGATTGTATCTATTAAAGAATTCAATTGCCTTCTGTTGATCTTCAGTTAAACTACTTCCAGCTTTGATTTCTTCATAGTATTTAGACTTTTGCCCGTCTAAGTAGGACCTCGCCTCAGCAACTTGCTCTTTTAAGGCTAGTTTTTTTCTTTTTACTTCTCTTTCGTCATCTGATTCTTCATCGTAAGAGTACCTGTCTTCTAATAGAAAGTTTATCTCTTCGTTGTTCAAATGCGGTTTAGTTCTTTTGTAATAATCGTGTAAAACCTCTGAGTCATCAAGCTCATCAATATTAGTGTTTAGTTTTACATAATCATTTATATCTCCACCAGTTTCCTCCATAAAGTCCATTAACTTTTGAACGTTTTCTGGTAAATCAACGTATTCTTCTGTTACCTCTTCAGTTTCTTCACCAACTCCTGGTTCTTCATTTTGAACGGGGGCTTGTTCTGATGGTACTTCTTCAACCACTTCTTGTACAGCTTCGGTTGGTTGATCTGCAGGTACGTCTGTTGTTTCTTGCTCTTTATTGGCATCTTCTAGTTCTTTTACTTTAGACATGTCAATTTTATAGTCACCTTCTTCATTTATTGACACTGGTGATTCTTGTTCTTGACTTTCTGTTGTTTCTGTATTTTCTACAGTTTCCTCAACAGGTTGTTGTGTAGTTTCTTCAACTACTTCTTTGTTTTCTTCCATGATAAAATAATATTAAATAATTAGTTGTTTGTTAATCCAGCAACACCCATTCCACTACCTAAAGAATCATTACCTTTAGATTCAAAGTTTTTTGGTGTTGTTTCATTTTTTCTTTGATCGATAAGTTGACTTTGTTGACTAGCTTGTATTTTAGTCCTTTCGTCTTTACGATCTTCTTTTTGTCCTTCTTTTTGCATAGCCACCTGGCTATCCATTTCTCTAAGCTTTCTATTGATTTCGAACTCATGATCCATCAATCTCATTTTCATTTCAGCTTCTTGCTGCATAAACTGTATTTTCATACCGTTTCTTTTTTCTTCCATTTGCATATCAGCTTCTAATTTAGCTTGATTTTTTTGCATTTCAGCTTGAGCTTGTGCTTGTGCTGTTTGTTGTTGAGACTCACCTTGTGCTTTTATATTTTGTTGTTGCATAGCTTGATCTCTCTCCATCTTCTTTTTCTTCTTGTACTTTATAAGCTGATTAGCCATCTTGATATTTTTAACATGTCTAATATCAATAGCATCATCTAAGTCTATTAGTTTTTGTTGAAGAGCCATTTGAATATTATTCTCTAATACTTGTTTCTCTTCTTCGTCTGGAGTTAAATCAATAAATATACCAAAATCGTACAAGTGCAACTCAGCCATTTCTTTTAACGTAGCCACGTTGTGAGCACCAATAGCTTGTATAAAAGCATCTTTTGTTGGTGAATATTCTATAATATCAGATATTCTTAAAGATAATTGCTCAGCTGTTTCTACTGTTAAAAATAGCGACGCATCTAATATATGTCTTGTTGCTACGTTAGAATTTGCAGCGGCTAACTTTTGTATACCTACTAACGATCTAGAATCTGGAGTTGAAGCATCTCTAGCTTCGTTAAGACCAGTTACATCTCTAATCATTTGTAGATAATAGTTATAGTTACCTATAAGTGCTTGTAATTTATTACCAGCGCCAGCTCCATTTGATATTTCTTGTATAGGAATTTTTCCTGGGTTCTGATCGCCTTCTTGAGTAAAAGATCTACCAACAACAGAACCTGTTTGAAAGAACATATTTAAAGCTTCTTGAGCGTTATAATTTGTTCCATTACCTAAATCAACCTCAGCTAAACCATCTATGTCTAGATAAACACCATCAGGAACCATTCTAGACAATACCTGTTGAAGTTTTAAGTGTGTAAGCTGTATCATATCAGCAAAACTAGTTATTCTGCTTACGAGTGATTCTATTTTGCCATTATACATTTTAGGTGCAACTATAGAGTAATTCATTTTTACTTTGTTAAAATCACTCTTTGTTCTCATCATATTTTCAGCTTTACGCCATCTTAACATTTTTTCTGCGCCTACAACTTTTACCCCTTCAAACAAACACTCAACAGATCTTTGTATTCTAGAGTAATCAGCAGCGTCAGATGGTGGCTTAAAAGTATCATCTCTTTTTATAGATTTATCTGCACCAGAGTTTAACTTTTTAACTTTGTATACGTCATTCATATACGTTTTATAGTTAAAATACAAAAGAGCAACTTTATTATTATCGTTTTCGGTATCAACTATTTTACCATGCTTAAACATGGAGTGCTTTTTTTGTAAATCTTTTAAGTCTTCGTGAGTTAACTCTGGAAACTCTTTAGCAACTTCGTTTATAGGAACTTCTTTTACCTCACCAACATAGTATATATCTTCGAAATATGGTGAGTCAGTATGAGAATAAACTAAGTTAGCAGGGTCTACGTATTCTACTTTAGCGCCTTCAGAATAGTTAAACGTTGTTTTTGTAGCAGCTATACCACATACAGTTAAGTCTTCTAAACATCTTCTTCTTATTAAATCGTATTTACTACCATCTAATAAGACATTTATAGCTTCTTCGTTTGCAACCTCAACAGCTTGTTTGTATGTTAATTGCATGTGTAATTCTAACTCAGCTTTAGTATCAGGCACTTCAGCTGGATCGTTCTCGTACATGTCTATATTTAACTGTTGCTTTGCAGCGTTGTTAAACTCTTTTGTTTGCATGTCAGCTATCATGCTTTCCATGTACTCTGTTCTCTTAGCAACTCCAAACTGATCTTGTGAATACGCTTTTATATCAAAACCTCTATTAGCCATACCGTTAACAACTATATCAACAAACTTAGGTATAATAGGCACTGGTGTCCAATCTAAATTTAGATATGACAAATCACCATTAATAGATAATTCATCTTTATATTTTTGTATAGATTGTTCTCCTCTAGCATACAATCTTAAATTATGATATTTCCTTTGGGAAGTAGAGTACCTGTGAGATGATGGACCATCAAACCACTCAAGCTCTATTGCCTTACCAACTCTCATACCGTAGTTTGTAGTGATTTTTTCTAAATCACTAACTACCTGAGAAGGAAAATTTTTATATACAGGGTGTGCCATATTATCGTTTAATTATTTTTGAATTTATCCCCTTGTTATTATACCTCGAGATACTTATATCAATCGGGGTTCTTTCTACCTTTGGGTTTGGTTTATACAGATGTTTATTACAAGCCATAATCGCCAAACCAGAACTAATAGCAGCATCATATTTAGTTCTTCTATTTATGTCAAATTTACTCCAGTCATTCAGTGTTCTGTTAAAATACATATCTCCAAATTGACCTTCTGATATTTGACCTACTTTTTCTTGTATGTACATTTCTATAGCTGCAGCGTGAGCTTGTTTTATATCTTCACTAGTGTTTGGTATTCCACCTATTTCTTTTTCAGCTACAGAAAGTTTATTCCACACTTTATCAGGCCTGTTCATGCTGTAACCTCTATAACCTCTTCTTCTAAGATAATAAAGTAATCTAGGTTTATTATTCTCAGCAAGTATTGGCATGCCATAAAATACTAATGCCATTAAAATATCTTCAAAAAATATATCAGCCGTTTGGGGTCTAGCTATATATTCTAAAAAGAAATGACCAGGTGGAGCATCTTCCATACTAAACTTGGTTAATCCGTGTAAAGCGCCTTTAGAACCTTTACCATCTACTGTTCCTGATATATCGTAACTATCACAACCAAAAGCTCCTATGTGTTCGTTACCAGGGTATTTTATACCATTTTTTATTACAACTCTGTTTTGCAACTCTATTTTAGGTACCCAACTAACGTGAAACCTACCGTTAGGATTTGGATAAAACATTACGTTTGTGTCTTTTATACCACTAATCCATTGAAAATTACCTCTTGTAACACCAAGTGTATTTGCAAGATCTTCGTTGTAATCTATTTGTTCGTATATCTTTACTAAGTTAAATATACTATTTTTTGTTTCATCTCTAAACGCGTGCTCTGTAGTTCTTGGAAATTGTCTAAAAAATTCATTTAAAGCATCAGCGTCTCCTTTTAAACCATCAGCTTCGTTTTGCCAATTATCTATTACACCTATATCTATTAACTCTCCATCTGGTGCGAATATGTCGACGTCAGGCGTAGTAAATACAGGAAGTCCGTGTTCGTCAATAAATCCTTCATAGTTCCATTCCATTGGGATAAACAGAGAGTACAAACCAGACTTCGTTTGACCATTTCTATTTCTTTGAGTGACATCTGAGTTGTTGTATAGTTTTTTAAAATTGTCTCCACCTTTATCTAATGCGTTTGAAGTTGAGCCCATCATACATTTACCTATGATTCTACTACCTAATCGTAAACATGTTTTTGTAACCCTCCAGTTATTTAAAATATTATCGG